CTCCTTTTAATTTGACCAGTAAATACACCGTCCTCATGACGTGTATTCACCAACATTAACAGTTGAGTTGTAAAACAAAAAAGGCGCTCTTTCAAGCGCCTTCTTCTATCTGGGAGGATCCAGTGTAAGTTTATGAACCTTGTGATCCGTATACGCAACGAGGATCAGAGTAACCAAAGCTATATCTCTCACGTGCTTTGTATCTCATATTTCCTGTATCGAAATCGCCTTCCATGCCAGTGGCAAGGGCAGCTCTTACGAAATGCTTGAATCCATTAGGAGCATCAGTTTTCATGAACCATGCGTCTGTGTCAGTTAAATAGTGATTCACTGTATAACCTTCAGGTAACATACCCATATTTTTGATTGCGTTGATATCATTATCAGCAGTACCAACTCTAAGAGTAGAATTTAAAATTCTATCAGCTACAAATTGAATGTTGATAGGAATAATTAATTTCCTGCCTTTCATCGCAATTTTTAAGCCTCTTTCATCGATAAAGCCGGCAACATCAATCATCGCTTGCTCTAATGAGGTTTCGTTAAGGTCGGCATCGGTAGCACTTCTGTTTGACCAGGTTCCACCAAATGTTGTTCCGTGACCGGTTGCTACTAATGTAGAACCGTCACCGCCAGTTGTAGAGAACGCAGTGTTCAATACATTGGCACCCCTAACTTGTTTAGTATAAGCCATAGAACGGGCTAGTGCTTTAGTGTAACGAGCAGATAAAGTATCGTAGAGATTATCTTCCACTGCTTCTTCCGTTAACGCAAATGCCAAGGCAATTGTATCGTGAACGTATCTTGCAGTGAAGGATTCTTTCGCAGTATCAAAATCAACTGCTGCCCCTTCCGCTTTTACCGCTGCTTCACCAAAACCAACTAACATTACTTCTTCTTCAAAAGCTCTGTCGCTCGATTCTTGGCTAAATATTTCTGCACTCTCGTTCTCATAACGAGCGTACTCCAGTCCAAATAACGCATTCAGACCAGGTTCAAGCTCTTTCGCGAGCTGGGCTCTTGATATAGCCATAATTTATCTCCTAATCTGTTATACGCCAAGGGTACCAGTACCGCCCATAAGTTTATGATTGTTAATTTTCACAACGAAAACCGAGTTGTTCGCAGTAGTGTTATTACTCGGAGTAGCATAAAAATCAATCAATCTTACTTGTAGCGCGGCAGTGACATCCGCTGAACTAGAATCAATTTCCACGCCTGAAACACCAGTAGTGGTATTTCCAGCATTGAAAATTAAGTTGGCATTTTCGTTTAAATTCGCCGCAAGCAAATTACTGACAACAGAATCCTGTTGAACAATAAATGTTTGCATTGGATTGTCCCATATAAATGCTTTCGCATCCCCTGGAGCTAAACTCGCAGGGAAATATGGAGACCAAGTTGGTTTGCTTGTTGTCGGATCCGTATAAAAACAGCCTCCAAACACACCTACCACCGGGTCACCCGCAGTAGCTACTTCCACAGTTCCGTCACTTTTATATTTAACGGGATCTCCTGTAAAAATCGCTGTACTTTGAGTGTCACCTAACGCGTATTGTGTTTGCCCACCATTATTATCAGTCTGTCCAACATGCGCAACTGGTATCAACCCAAAAGCTGAGTCTATATTTGCCATGTTAACATCCTTCTAGTTTGGCTTTGGTGGTACACCCACCCAACTTATTTGGACTTCGTGCCGCCACCAAAAGTTACTCTGCTCTGCCTCTCTTTCGAGATAGGCATCGCTGGATGCTCGTCTTTCATTAAATCATTTTCAATGGCTACCTGCTGATCATGAGTCAAAGAAGTAAAGTATTTATCTCTGTCTTCCTTAACTTCAATTGGGCATCGCATTAAAATCAATCCGCCGACTCCAATCACACCTTTATACTTTCCGTCAGAAATCGAAGGAAGATCAGCTCTGTCAGGATATTCACTTATTCTCACAAATTCATATCCACTTCGTAATCTTGCCATGACGTTTTTTTCGTCTTGCTCACCACGAAATTCAAAACGGACCCACCTATGGTGAAATCCTTCCGGTGCTTCAGGTGCTTCTAAACTTGAAGGAGGAACCCATCCTCTCTTACGAGCAACCTTTTCACGGGTTTGTTGTTTGCGTGGGGATTTTTTTATTTTCTTTTCAGTCATATATTACGCCTCCTTCACGTATTTTGCGTATTCTTCTAGTGGCACGTTAAGTCTTTTAGCGATTGCTACTTGTGAAGGTGTGAGCTTCACGACTCGGCGTCCAGATTTAGTTTTTCGTACGGCCGACGCTACAGTCTGAACGGGCTGTTTCGTTTCGGTTTTTTTCTCCTCAGTAACCTTACCATTGGTAAACTTATGAGGAAACTCTTTTC